GTCAATGGTAGTTTTTGGATTGCGGTTGGTTCATAGAGAACAATATCTGGTGGAGATTTTGGTCCACTTGCTGTTTCACCACCTAATGTGATTTCAATTTGCGAAAAATCTGGATTCATAATTTACCATCCTGTAGTAATTCCTGTTGCCAATGTACTGCCTTGTGCCAAACCACCAGCAAACTCCTGAAGTCTGACTGTTGACGAATAATTGTATTGATCAGAACTTACCCCTTGTGGACCGGTTATACCAATCGTAATTATAGAAGCACTACCAGTAACACCAGAACCAACCGGATTATAATCATCAAAATAATCAAGATCAAGAATAGACGAGATAACCTTTCTAATCTCTTCGTAAGATTTTACTGCACCGAAAACATACGACTTCATTGTAAAATTGAGAGTGTAAATGACGGAACGCCTAGTATCCATTTCACCATCATAATCTTCTTGTGTTGTGACTGCTGTTAAATATATCGGGACATCGATTTTTCTATTCTCTGCATCAAAATTAATCGACACAATAAATTCCGGTGCAAAGTACGGCAGAATTTGCTCCAAAATTTTAAGTCCATCTTCTATATTTCTGCTGTAAATATACAGACCAAAATCTATGTTGTACGGCACTTCTGCAAACGAAGTGTTGAGTCCTGCCGTTGCAGTGTTTCTACTTATTTTTCTTTGGAGACTATTTCGTTTTCGGGTTGGATCATACACCATACTTGTGATGTCAAAAGCCATTCGGGGAAGCGTGACTTGCACATGAGAATTATCGCTGTTTTGGATCCTCGTTATCCATTTTTCCTTAGGGGCGTAAGAAATAGGAACCAGAATATTCTTTGTGCCACCGGCCTCTACTCGTTCTATGTAAATTTGGTTGAACAAACTTCCGAAGGCTACTACCATTTTTCTTATGCTGCCGTTATAAAATTGTGTAAACATTAATATCCTTGTCCAACCCGGTTTCGATTTCCTCTATGTGACAAAGACATTTTTCTACAAGTTTCTTCTGATCGAACCCTTCCCGACAGTTTTCGTCTAGTTTCTTCTGAAAGAGATTTTCCATTTTTAGCCACAGACATTTTCTGTCGGGTTTCTGCTGAAAGAACTCTACCTGTGTTCGCATTAGATATTTTTTGCTTGGTAGATTCCAAGTGAACTCGCCCCTTTTGAGACTTTGACATTTTTTGTAGGGTTTCTGTCGAGTGAATATGTCCTACAGCGCGTGAATTTCCTTTCAGGGTTGCAGATATTTTTTGTTTGTGTTCGGCTGAAAGAGCTTTCCCTTTTTTAGCCGCAGACATTTTTTGCTTGGTAGATTCCAAGCATTTTCGTCCCCCTGAGCCCTCCCCCCCCGAGGTCATATTATAACCGTTCGGAATCATAGTATTCATCTCTGATATCCAGAATATTTCTCGCGCCGCGATTTCCTTGTTTGTCCCTCACCCAAATCTTCAAGCATTCGTAGTTCAAAAGCATCGATTCCGTGTGAATTCATAGAATGGTATAATCGACGATGCATGTGATTAGCGGCGTTTCGTTTATGAACTTCATATCTGAGAACATAGTCCACTGCCTTACCAACATAAGACTTTCCTGTATTTTTATTATAGATTTGGTAAATTTGCATCGCTAGTATGTAGGGGGTTTGCGTCTAGTACAAACCCGTGCTGAAGGGATCTTTTTCTGAAAAATCAAAAATGTCGTCCCTGTTTGTTTCAAGATCCAACTCCGCATTGTCACTAGCAGAATCTGCACCAGTACGAGTATCAGAATCCGCAATGCTCGAAATGACATATCGAGTGCCTGAAGTTTCTCCCTCCACGATACCACCAACCACAAATTCACCACCTCCAGCAACATTAACCGTAAGAATTTTGCCGACCAGAGACCACGCAGTACTCTTTCCGTCCGCAGTAGGATCAGCACTAGTGCCAGAGAACACTCGTTCCCCGACGGTATAATTTATGCCTACCCCCGCGGTTGCACCCAATGTGAGTACTTTCAGATAATTCGATACCTCTTTTGCAAGATCATCCACACTGCTGTCCCCTGTGTCCACCACTTCTTGATTGTAAGTGAATCGCTGGCAATTCAAATTGAACGTGTACTTAGCACCAAATGTATAGAACGGAACTTCATCTTCTACGAATTTTATTTCAAACAGGGCATCAGCAATAGGATAATAAACAAGATCACCCTCTCTTGGACGACCCAAGTTTCTGATATTTACATTGTGAGACATGACTTCCAGGAATCTTCGTCTACTCACTATGAAATTTCCTGCATCAGGAACTTCTAATCCAAACCGAGACATCATATCACCAGTAGAAGGTGGAGTAGGATCGAAACCGAGTCCCAACCCCTCGAAATACATCTCAATCCTGTTTACATCGGTGAATCTAGAAACTTCTTCTCCGAATAATTGATCCCGCGTAACAGTCTCTCTTGGAATGTATAAAAAATCAGAACCATGTATCTGGATGGTCTCTATGATAAGAGAATCCATGAGCTCTTGTTCGCTCTGGACATCTTTTTGGAAATAAGGATTGGTCGTCATTTATTCATCCCACAAAAAATTCAAGACCGCCGAAAAATCGTTTTTCTATCTCCTCTTCCAATTTTTCTATGTCTGCCTTTGCGTCCTCAAGAATTTTTGACCCATTGAATACGACACCACCCGGAAGCGGGATTCCTTCGTACTTGGAGAGATTGATACCCCATTGCTTTTTAATAATAGCAGTGGTGTACCTCTTCAGCCATTGATCAGAATATATCTCTGTTGCTTTTTCTGGATCCGTGACAGAATATGCTTCTATGAGTAGAAACTGTCCTGCATACAAGTCAGCCGAACCTGCATCGATGTGCAACTTGTTTGTGGTGCGGTTGAAACGTACTTGTTTTTCAGGATTTAGAATCATCTCCATTGTTTGAAGATACTGCATTGTAGAAGTGTAATTCTGAAGAACCGCACCACCTGATCGCAGGCCATAGAAATCGGTGAGTGCCATCTGATACCGAATATTGAAAATGTTGTTGGTTGCATTGTTGAATGCCGACTGAAACACCCTGTTGATTGTGATGATACTAGGATCGATAGGGTCTGTAAGGATGTACTTGTTATCTATGTCTTCTTGTGTTATTGGATACGAATAATACATTTTAGATCCACCGTCATGGTGGAAATTGGAAAAATATTGCAGGGCATCGTCGATCCTGTCCTCTACCTGTGAATCCTCTACATTGACAGTGACTACAGGCTGCCCAAGAGCACGAAGACAATAGTCTTTGAGTGTTTGTCGTGAATTGGGTCGTGCCATAGTGTCTCCTTATGAGTAGTTATAAGGTTCTCATGATGAATGCAAGAGCCCAGTATGGGGGGAGATTGGCGTTGGTGCCGGAGGCGCCTGCGGAACTTATTGTAATTCCTGTCTGTGCGGTAGACACTGACTGGGTTCCACTTTGCCACGCGTTGGCGGTGTCGCGCGTTCCTGCTTGTACATTATTATTTGGATAGTTTGGTAAAGTATGAGCATGACCAGGATCAGTAATAGTATGTGTATGTGAAACAACAATCGCATCTTTTGATCCACCACTCTGCGTTAACACACCAGTAATGTTTGTTTTTGCTCCGGCATTATCCACAGATGCACAAACAACAAACCTGTCTCTGAGATCTGGAGTGTTGTTGGAACCATTACAAAGAGCCCACCCTGTTGGGATGTTGGCGATAGTACCACTCCACATAATAATCCCACCAATTGGAATTGTGCCATACCCCACAAATTTTCCTGGTGAAAACACTTCAGCACCCACACTCGTAATGAACAGACCCTCGCCTGTTGCAATAGCATGACCACCTATAGGGAATTGGTACCCACTTCTGCCCCACCATCCTACAACCACACTCGCTGTTGTCTTTGTGGATGATGCTACATTGCCATCGGGTGTAAATACACCACCACCAACCGTAACAATTTCAAACTTAAACCCTTGTGTGGTTGTATTACCAGTTGCTATAGCGCGAACTCTCAAAGTAATACCACCACCAGCGGTGGTGGTTTTCCTTGCATCTACAACAAGTTTCACAGTTGATGCCGCGGAAATCGAGGGCAATCGAAGCCAATTACCATCACCAGCAGAGTATTGAAACGAGAAATCGTAAACTGACGATTCATACACAGCATTAGCATTAGTAATGTGTGTTATTTGAACCTGATTTGGTGTAAAGTCAGTAGCAGTATCACTTATCGTCCCAATCACCCACGAATCTCCAATTGCAATCGCTGCGACGGCATTAGGGACCACCACAACCGTTTGTATTTTTCTGGAAACACCATTCTGGGCAGTATTCATCGAAACACTACCAGCAACCCTTGCATTTCCAGTCACACCAAAAGTACCACCAACAAACAGATTCTCTGCAACACCCAACCCACCTTTGACAATAGCACTTCCTGTGACAGAAGAGGTGGAAGGGGTCGTCGCATTGAATCTTGCCACACCTGAATGATCTGTTGTAGAAGCAAAGGTTGCACCACCCGACACATCCAAAGTGGCAACAGACAAACCATTTACTATATTTACTGCTCCATTTGCAGCAATGGTCATTCGATTGGTGAGTGTTTGACCATCAGCATTAGGATCGATTAGAGTTCCAAACAGCAGACCACCCGCCAAATTTGTGCTTATTACACAACCAGTTATTCCTTTGGTCATGTAGTTATTAGCGGACGTAGTAGATCCTTGTGCATTAAAAGCAATATATGGCACGCCACTAGAGTATTGATGTCCAATAGTACAAGCATAACCCGCCGGGTCGTTATGCCCCCACTCCAGTACATCAGCCGCAGATGCTCCAATAAATCCCCGTGAACGAATATGAGCATTTGTTTGGTAGTATGAACCATTTGATGTAAGAT